GAATATGAATGTTCGTTCACGGCGGCTATTATTGGTGCTTATTATGCGAAGCTGTTAGCTGCGGCTGACGATGATGGCAGGGTGACACGGATACCTTATGACCCTATGTACCCTGTGCATACCGCTTGGGATTTGGGTATCAATGATTCCACAGCTATTTGGTTTGCGCAGATATTCCGTGGCGGTGCGGTTAATGTGATTGATTATTATGAGAGTAGCGGGGTTGGCTTAGACCATTACGCTGACATTCTTAGCAAGAAGGATTACACCTATGGAGACCATCTAGCCCCGCATGACATTGAGGTGCGTGAGTTAGGCAGCGGTAGGTCTAGGCTAGAGACTGCTTATACGCTGGGTATTAAGTTTCGTGTAGTTCCAAAGATGAAGGTAGCTGATGGTATTAACGCTGCACGGATGCTGATACCTAAATGTTATTTTGATAAGGATAAGTGCCATGAAGGTTTGGAATATTTACGGCAGTACAGGCAGGAGTTTGACGAGAGGCGTAAAGTATTCCGCGACCATCCGTTGCACGACTTTACCAGCCACGCGGCTGATGCTTTTAGATATTTGGCGGTTGGTCTGGAGAATAGAAGCAACTTTACCAAGCCTCCCCAGCAAGTTGCCCAAATGGATTACAACCCGTTTACGCTATGAGTAAGTCAGTTGATGTAGATGCAATCAAACGATTGCTTGATGGCAGCGATTACCACGGCTGGTGGGGCGTTGAGGAGGTGGAGAAATATATCCGCACCCCTATGATGCTAGACCAGTATATAGTTCTGCGCGATGAGAACGACCAGCCCGCTGTGTTTGCAACTTGGGGTTTCCCTAACTATAGGCACATAGTTTACTATACGGAAGAACTTGAGTTCCCTGTTTCTGGGTACGATGGCGGCGGTGCGTTACCTTGGCTGATTGACTTTATTGCGCCAGGAGGAAAGCGTAATATTGCTTTAGGTTTCAGAAAAATGAAAAGTGTGTTATCTAATAAGGGTTATAACAAAGCATTCTGGCTTCGCACTGAAACCCAGAAGCTAGGTTTCCATGAGTGGGGTAATTAAAATGGGTGCTGCGAGGCAATTATTTTCAAATCCAGAGTTGATGGCAAAGCTGAAAGATGCTTCTAAAAAAACAGACAGAGACGCTGCCATGACTGACATTGCAAGTGACTTAGCGCTTAACATGGGCATTCCAAAAGAAAACCAGAACGTAGTCATTTCTGGCGATGCCAAGGCTGCGCCAACACCAGTCGCACCTTCACCAGAAGGAACAACGTTGTCAAATATGAGTAAGCAGCGCCGCAAGCGTGGCGGTACAATTATGGAAAGCAGCGGCCTGATTATTTAGGAATAGGAGTATCTAATATGGGTTCAGTAAAAAAAGCAGTTAAGAAACTGGAACGTGGCGTAAAGAAATACGTCGTCAAGCCAGTTGGTGAAGTTGTTGAAGAAGTAATCGAAAAGCCATTCAAGAAAGTGGCTGACGAAACTTTTGATGTGGTTATGAACACTGACAAAGAAGAACGCCGCGCAATGCTATACGGCGCACCAGAAGCACCAGCGACGACACCAGAAGTTACGCCAGAGGTAACGCCGGAAGTTGTACCTGACGAAACAGTGCTTGGTCGTGGCACTCGCCGCACTAAAGGCAAACGTGCTGGTGCGGCTGGCACTTTGATGGAGGGCTACGGTGTAGCCTACGCAACGCCTAGCGCAAAATCACCAACAGGGGGTCAGTAATGTCTTTTCTGAAGCCAAAAGTATATGTTCCACCAGCGCCACCACCACCACCTCCACCAGCACAGGCGGGTGAAGAAGATACACAACGCGCAGCGGCAATGGCTGAAGAAGCGACAATGCGGGCTAGAAAGCGTAAAGGCGCTGGGTCTACCATTGTTGCTGGTGCTTTAGGTCAACAAACCGGAACCACTGGTGGCGGCGGCGCACCTACATTATTGGGGTAATACATGCAAGATTTCGTTAAGGGCTTAGTAAAGCGGTACGAATACCTTAAAGGCCGTAGAGATAACTGGGATACGCATTATCAGGAACTAGCTGATTACATGCTGCCCCGCAAAGCGGATATTGTTCGTAAGCGTAGCCGTGGCGAAAAGCGCATGGAACTTATCTTTGACGGTACTGCACTCCAGGCCGTTGACTTGCTTGCTGCTAGTTTGCACGGAATGCTGACCAGCGGTGCTACGCCTTGGTTCATGCTGGACATGAAAGACGAGAATATCGGGCGTGACGATGACGTGCGAGAGTGGCTACAAGATACTAGCCAGCGTATGATGCGGGCTTTTGGTCAGTCAAACTTTGAAACTGAAGTCCATGAAATGTATGTGGACTTGGTTGTGTTTGGCACAGGCTGTATGTTTGCTGAGATTGACGACGGTAATCTGCGGTTTAGCACACGCCACATTTCTGAGTTCTATGTGCAAGAAAACCAATTCGGGATTGTAGACACAGTATTCCGTCTTTACAAAATCCCAGCGCGTCAGGCTGTGCAACGGTTTGGCATAGACAACGTGACGGACTACATTCAAAAGATATTCAAGAATAAGCCGGACGAGGAAATTGAAATCCTACACGCTGTAGTGCCACGAATTAACCGTGACCCTAACAAGCGAGACAATAAGAACATGCCATTCGCATCGTTCTATATTGATATGCAAACCAAGGGGCTGCTTTCTGAAAGCGGTTTCCAAGAGTTCCCGTACATTGTCCCACGATTTTTAAAGGCGACTGGTGAGACAATGGGGCGTTCCCCAGCGATGGTTGCGTTGCCTGACGTTAAGATGCTTAATCTTATGTCAAAAACAATCATCCAAGCTGCGCAGAAACAAATAGACCCTCCCTTACTTGTTCCTGACGATGGTTTCCTCTTGCCCATTCGTACGCAGCCTGGGGGATTGAATTTCTTTAGAAGCGGTACACGCGATATGATTACGCCGCTAAACACAGGTGCGAACATTCCTATCGGTCTAAGCATGGAAGAACAGCGCCGCACAGCAATCCGTTCAGCCTTCTATGTTGACCAGCTTCTTAGTGGACAGTCACCTAACATGACCGCGACAGAGGTTGTTCAAAGGCAAGAAGAACGCATGCGGGTGATTGGCCCCGTGCTGGGAAGATTGATGAACGAAATGCTACGTCCTTTGATTGACCGTGTATTTGCTTTGATGCTTCGTTCAGACATGCTTGCACCGCCACCGGAAATCCTACAGGGGCGTGATGTGGATATTGAATATGTATCACCGCTTGCCCGTGCGCAGAAATCAAGCAGCCTCAACAGCACAATGAAGGCACTTGAGATATTAATGCCACTATCACAATCACTTCCAGTTGGCGACCATATTGATGCCGACGGATTGGTAAAGCATGTTACCGATGCACTAGGCGTTCCGAAATCAGCATTGAGGTCAGAACGTGAGGTTCAACAGGTTAGAGAGGAACGTGCAGCGCAACAACAGGCGCAGATGGAGATGATGCAAGAACAGCAAGATGTCCAGAATGTAGCCCAGATAGCGCAAGCGTCCAGGATGGTTAGTAAGTGACACCTGAGATTGAAAAGCTAAAAGACCTTTACAGACAAACATTTAACAGCGAGAGTTCAGTTAAAGTGTTAGCTGATTTAGAGGCACGGTGTAATTATCGTGCTTCTAGTTATGTGGCTGGCGATGCCAATGCCACAGCATTCGAGGAAGGGAAACGTGCTGTTATCCTTCATATCCACAATATGATGAAAGAGGAGTAAACATGTCATTGGAAAACGCCGAACAGGTAGCCCAGCCAGAAGCTGCGCCTATGATGGAAACCCCATCAGAAGTAGCGTCAGGCGGGTCTGGTAACGAGTTTCTAAACATGATACCAGAAGAACTACGCCAGCATCCTAGCATTTCGCCTATCAAGGATGTTGAAAACCTAGCCCGTTCATATGTTAACGCGCAAAGATTGATTGGTGCTGACAAGATAGCAGTTCCAGTCAACCCAACAGATGAAGACTTAGACCGTATTTACGACCGCCTAGGCCGTCCAGAGACACCAAAGGATTACAGCTTCGATGTTGATGGAAACGTAATTACTGAAGAATTAGCAGCAAATTACGCAGATGTTGCGCACAAACTGCGCTTAACACCCGACCAAGCCAAGGGTGTTCTTGATTACTACAGAAGCACAGTTGAACAGGAAGGTGCGCAGTCTCTTGAATTAGCAGAGGTTGCCAAGGAACAAACTGTGCAGTCATTGCGGCAAGAATGGGGTAGGGCTTTTGACCAAAAGGTTGAAGCGGCTGCGCGAGTAGCACAAGAGTTTGCAGACCCTGAGATGTTTAACATCACTTTAGCAGATGGTTCAAAGCTGGGCGACAACGCTGAGTTTATTAAAGCATTTGCAAAAATCGCAGATTTCAGGCAATCTGTGACCAGTGAAGACACTGTTGCAGAAATGTCACAGTCAAGCGTAATGACACCAGCTACAGCGCAAGCTGAGATTGATGCCATTATGAATGATAAGTCTCATGCTTATTGGGATAGAAAGAACCCGATTGCAAGACAGAAAGCTGTGGAACGTATGCAACATTTGATGGAACAGTTACATGGATGAGGAACTGACCATCACAGATATTCGGCTTGAATGCCTACGATTAGCTGTCGAGTTCGGTAGCGGTCGTGATGTACTCAAGCCGCACTTACTCGCAGATACTTACTTCGAGTGGGTGATGCAGGGTAGCGAGGCGACTCGTCCTGATGACGACCAGAAAGATGGTGGCCTTAAGTCGGCTGAAAAGACCAGGAGTGTCCGTAAGGGTAGCGCACCGAAAAGCGTTCAAATGTAACCCCGTGTAAAGAAGGAGTGACAAGATATGTCAACCCAAGTAACCACGGCATTTGTCCAGCAGTATTCTGCAAACGTGCAGATGCTATCGCAGCAGATGGGTTCCCGTCTGCGTGATGCGGTGCGCGTAGAGAATATGACTGGTAAAAATGCCTTCTTTGACCAGGTTGGTAAGGCAACAGCGCAGAAGCGCACAACTCGCCATGCCGACACACCACAGATTGATACCCCACACGCACGTCGTCGGGTGTCACTCGTAGACTATGAGTATGCAGACCTGATTGATGACCAGGACAAAGTGCGCATGCTTATCGACCCAACATCAGCATATGCACAAGCTGCTGCCGCAGCTATGGGCCGCGCAATGGACGATGAAATCATCGCCGCTGCACTTGGCACAGCATTTACTGGTGAAACTGGTTCAACCTCAACAGCCCTGCCAGCCGCACAGCAAATTGCTAACGGCGGTGCTGACATGTCACTTGCAAAGTTGCGTCAGGCTAAGAAGATTCTTGACCTGTCAGATGTTGACCCATCTATCCCACGCTACCTCGCATGTGGCCCTGACCAGATTGAAGCACTCTTGGCTGACACAAACGTCACCTCAAGCGACTTCAACACTGTGAAGGCACTTGTTCAGGGTGAAGTCAATCAGTTCATGGGCTTCAACTTCATTGTAACCAATCGTCTAGCTAAATCTGGTGACATCCGTTCATGCTTTGCATGGGCAGAGGATGGTCTTGCATTGGCAGTAGGCCGTGACGTAATGGCGCGCATTGATGAACGTAACGACAAAGGTTACGCGACTCAGGTGTACTATTGCATGTCAATCGGTTCTACCCGTATGGAAGAAGAAAAAGTCGTCCAGATTGACTGCGACGAAGCTGCTTAAGGGAGTGATGTGAAATGGCTACTGTATACTCAACACAGCGCACTAATTCACGCGCAACCCCTGTAGTGATGAACAAGACCAACGAAATGGGTGGTCGGGTTCGTGTTGCACATGGTGTTTACGAAGCGTCTGCCCTACCGGCTGATGACGTCATTGAAATGTTCCGTCTCCCAGACGGCGCACGGATTCTGACAGGTTCACTGGCGCATGACGCGCTTGGTGCATCAACTCAGTTGTCTGTAGGTCATGGTGCTTACGCAAACGCTGACGGCACAACTGTTGCTTTGGACGCAGATGAGTTCAAGGCCGCAGCTTCATCAGCCAGCGCCGCTAAAGCAGACATTGCTGCTACACTGGCACTTGGTTCAGGTATCGAAATTGATGCCGACGATGAAGGCTATCCAGTCACAGTTACCTTGACTGGCGCAGCCGCTACAGGAACGATTGAACTGACAGTTCTCTACGTTGTAGACTAAATAATGTGGGGGCGGTTCGCCGCCCCCATACAACCCATCATGCTGGAGGGCGATATGATGAAACCGTGCGGCGATTTTCGCTGGGATTTAGAAGTTGGTCAAATAGCCGAAAGGTGGCTAGGCGAAGTATTAGATGGAAATACAATAGAGGTTAAAAGAGATTTTAAGGCTTTAGAAACTGGGAATGTTTATGTGGAATACCATTGCTGGGGAAAGCCAAGCGGAATATCAATATCACAAGCAACACATTGGGCATTCGTATTTGATGATGAAACTGTGGTATTATTGCCTACAGAAAAGTTAAAGATTATTGCAAGGGAAGCATATAGACAACGAGGCCCGTTCAAGGGTGGGGATAGCAACGCAAGTCTCGGCGTACTGGTTAGAGTTGAAAGGTTACTAAATCATGCCCTCAGTTGTTGATATATGTAATGAAGCGTTGGACTTACTCGGCGCAGCAACCATTACATCTCTTACGCAAAACTCCAAAGAAGCTAGACTGTGTAACCGTAACTATGAACTGGTGCGGGATGCTGTGCTACGCGCACATCCTTGGAATACGGCGGTGACACGGGCAGAACTAGCGCAAGACACCGCAACACCAGCTTTCGGATTTACTTACCAGTATACATTGCCAACAGAACCGTTCTGCTTACGAGTTCTGTCATTCTGGGATTCAAACGTAAATAGCGATATAGCGGCTTATGATAGCAATGTCATGTATAAGATTGAAGGACGCAAAATCCTGTCAAACCAAGGCACATGCAGAATTGTGTATGTTGGTCGCATTGAAGACACAGAACAATATGACTCGCTGCTTTCGTCAGCAATCGCACATCGTCTAGCCGCTGAGACGGCTTACGCAATTACAGGCAGCGGTACTGTCGCGCAAACTATGAACGCATTATATGAACAAAGATTAAGAGAAGCCAAGTCTATTGACGCTATGGAAGGTTATCCAGAACAGCCTCAAGCCGACACATACACCAACATCAGGTTCTAAGCATGGCGCGTGTATCCTCCATTATCACCAACTTTCGCACTGGTGAAATATCTCCAAAGCTAGAAGGCCGCATTGACTTACAAAAGTACAATGAAGCTGCCCAGACATTGAACAATATGATTGTGTATCCGTCAGGCGGCGTTACACGGAGACCAGGCACATACTTTGCTGGACGCACAAAAGACGGCGGTAAGGTCAGGCTGATTGATTTTGAGTTCAGCGATGAACAGGCATATATCCTAGAGTTTGGCGCTAACTATATTCGGTTCTACAGAGATGGTGGTCTGCTAACAAGCAATTCACAAAACATCACAGCGGCTACACAATCTAACCCTGTGGCTGTGACGATTAGTTCACATGGTTACATAACAAACGACAGGATATTTATCAGTAATGTTTCCGGCATGACTGAGTTGAATAACCGTGAATTTGAAACTATCCAATATTACGAAATTGATTTTACTAGCCTATCTGGGGCGTATCTGGCTGGGGAAACAATAACAGGCGGCACATCAGGTGCGACTGGAACGTATGTTTCTGATGACGGCACTACAATGCTTTTGGAATCTGTATCTGGCAGTTTTGTGTCTGGTGAGACATTGACTGGTGGCACAAGTACCGAAACATCAACTTCTACTAGCGTTGATTCTATATCAGACCAGTTTGGCCTTTTGGGTATAGATGGTACTGCGTTTAATGCTTATGTTAGCGGCGGCACTGCATCCGATATTGTTGAGGTGGCGACTACATATTCGGTCACGGACATATTTGAAATTAACCACGCACAGTCTGCTGATGTATTGTACTTGGCACACAAAGACCACGCCCCTGCCAAGCTAACACGCACAACAGCTACCAGCTTTACGCTAACTGACATTGATTTTACTGACGGCCCTTACCTTGACGAGAATGACACGACAACAACTTTGTATGCGTCAGCCCAGACTGGAAGTGTAACGATTACAGCATCGGCAGCATTGTTCACCGCAGCGGATGTTGGGCGTTACATCAGGTTCCGTGAGGTGCTTGAAATTGAACATGATGAGTGGGCGGCAAGCACCAGCTATGCTAATGGTGTATCTGTACGTTATAATGGACATGTGTATACTCAGGTAACAGGTTCTACCCAAACATCTGGGAACACACCGCCAGTACACCTAGAAGGCACAGAAACATATGGTTCGATTGCTTGGCGTTACGACCATGATGCTACAGGTTACGTTGAAATAACTGCTTTCACAAACTCAACAACGGTTACGGCTACAGTAAAAGAAGACTCATTTGGGAATAGCAACTTGCCTGACCACGTTGTAGGTTCTGGCAATGCTACAAAGAAATGGTCACTAGGCGCATTCGGTGGCGACCAAGGTTACCCAAAAGCAGTAGGCTTCTATGAACAACGCCTATACTTTGCTGGTACTACCGGCCAGCCTCAGACTGTATTTGGTTCTGTTAGTGCAGACTTTGAGAACCACACGCCTGGCACGAATGATGACGATGCAGTAAACCTGACGATTGCGTCAGACAAGGTGAATGTTATCCGGCATTTGCTTCCAGCGCGTTTCTTGCAAATCCTAACCACAAGCGCAGAATTTACGCTATCAGGTGGCACAGGTGCTACGCCAGTTACGCCAACAAACGTAAACGTGCTGCGTGAGACGACATTCGGTTGTTCAGAGGTAAGACCGCTACGGGCTGGCAACAGCACCATCCTTATCCAGAAGGGGCAAGAGAAGGTGAAAGAGATTACCTTTGACTTGGACACTGATGGATTGTTGGGTATCGACTTGAGTATCCTGGCTGACCATATCCCCCGTGGTGGTCTGATTGACATGGTGTGGCAACAGGAACCAGAACTTATTGTGTGGTTTGTTCATAATGACGGGCGGCTAATCGGACTAACATATGACCGTGCTAACGCGGCTATCGGCTGGCATGACCATGACATTGGTGGCAGCGGCATTGTTGAGAGTGTTACGGCTATACCATCAGGTGCAGAAGACCAAGTATATGTGTCTGTAAGGCGCACTATCAATGGTGCTACTGTGCGTCATGTTGAGTATCTGAAGCCTATTGAGTTTGGCGATGATGTTGAGGATGCGTTCTACTTAGACAGCGGTTTGACATACGACGGTTCAGCTACAACCACCATTAGTGGACTAAATCATTTAGAGGGTGAAACTGTTTCCATCCTAGCAGACGGTTCTACACACGCTGATAAAGTAGTGTCTGGCGGGCGGGTTACATTAGACCGTTCAGCATCTAAGGTGCATTTGGGCTATGGATACACGTCTACCATTGAGACGCTGCGGCTAGAGGCTGGCGCTGACGACGGTATCGCCCAAGGTAAGATTAAACGTATTCATGGCGTGACTGCGCGGTTCTTTAAGACAGTCGGCGCAGAGTTGGGGCCAGACCTCAACAACCTAGACAGACTACCATTCCGTGATAGCAGCATGGCTATGAACCAAGCCGTGCCGTTGTTCACAGGCGACAAAGAGATTTATTTTCCATCAGGGTATGAGACAGATGCACGGGTTATTGTGCGGCAGTCACAGCCATTGCCTATGACTGTGCTGGCTATCATGCGGAGGTCAAACACTTTCGATGCTTAGGATTGTGCCATTTAACTCTAGCCTTGTTAATAGCATTGAGACTGACTTTGAGTTTCCAGAAAGCATGCGGGCTGCGTTTGACAACGGCAAACAGGTTATTGGCTATGCTGTGATGGGCGATGATGAGGTTGTAGCTGTCGGCGGCATACATGAGATGTGGGATGGTGTTGGCGAGGGCTGGGTAATCCTGTCCAAGCATGCGCCGAAATGGAAGCTGTCACTAGCTAGGTATGCTAAGACACTGTTTAGTAGTATACTGGCGACAACGAATTTACATCGTGTGCAAGCTAGTATTCACACGGGCGACCCAGAGGCGATTAGGTTTGCCAGATGGATGGGATTTGAAGATGAAGGTGTTATGTATAAATTTGGGCCAGACGGTAGTAACTACTATCGCATGGCAAGGGTGATGTGATGGAAGCATCAACAATGGCACAAGGGGGTTCCATTCTAGGTGGAGTCTTAGGTTTCAAAGGTAATCAGGCGGCGGCAAAGCAAGCAAAGGCTACGGCTGAGTATAATGCAAAAGTTGCTGAAAATGAGGCGATACTTTTACAGCGTCGCAAGACCACTGAAGAAGCAAATATGCGCAAGGCTTCTGAACGTGTAGTTGCCACACAGCGGGTAACTACAGCGGCATCAGGGGTTGAACTAGCGGGAAGCACATTAGATGCTATAGCTGATTCTTTCTTCAATACTGAAATGGATGCGTTAAACATACAGTATGCTGCTGATGTGGAACAGGCAGCTAAAGCGTCAGAGGCTGCGTTGACTAGGGCGACTGGCAGGGCTAAAGCATCTGCCTACAAGCTAGCATCATATCAATCTTTGTTGGCTGGCGGCACTCAAGCTGCAACCATAGGTGCGTGAGGAAGTAATGCCAAAAATACCAGTATATGAAAGACAACAAACAGAACTCGCCGCTGGGTCATTGGGGCCACGGGCGGGTGCTGGCTTTGAAGCCCCTGGTCAAGCACTTTCTAGCTTTGGAAAGCAGCTTGGCGACATTGCTTTCAGATTTGGCATGGCTGAGAAAGAAGCCGAGACAGAAAAGTTTGCCAATGAAGCAAAGACGTTTGCAAACCAACAGTTAAATAATTTCACTAATGAAAACGAAGCAACAACAGTTGCTGATTACCAGTCAGATGCGAAAGCATTTGCAGATAAACTGCGCCAGCAAAAATTAGAACCCCTTAGAGATAAGCTGACTAAAAATCAGTTCCGCAAAGTTGAGTCCGAATTTAATAACCAAGTCGCAGCCAAGATAGCTACTGGCAGTCAACAAGCATTTCAGAAGCATCAAGCAATCCGTGTCAGTCAAGTTGAACAGACAATTCAAGACACAATGTCACAGATGAGAGGCTTAGACCCATCTAGCGACTTGTATCAGCAACTACAAAAAAATCTTGATGCTGGCTTTGATAGATGGGCTGCGCAAGGTTTAAGAATTAGGTACAACAAAGGTAATTACAGGAAAGAACTATCTGCCAGCAGCTTTGAAGTACAACTAAACGGTGCGAAGTCGCAGTCAGACATAGATAAAATGCGCAGCACATTAGAGGCTGACCGCGCAAATATGTCAGCGCAAGATTATGCCACAAGAACAACCGCAATTATTGCCCAAGAAAAAGTCGTAGATGATTTACAGGTCAATGCTGCCTATGAACAGATTGTAAATGAGTCACAAGAAGCATTCTTGGATATGAAAGAGATTGATGAAACCAACCCTAATTCGGCTGTATCTAAAATTAGGCGTGGGGAATCCATTGAGATAACAAACAATGCCGGAGAAACAGTTACTGTAGACTTCAAAACAATGAAGCCACGGAACAGAGACTTCTTGATACAGAAAATAAAAGCGCGCCACACCTCTGACAAGTCTGCAACATTAAGCGCAAACTTGAATGCCATAGACGCACAAGTTCAGGATATGCCATTAGCTGATTTAAAGACTATGGAAAATCAAGTAACAAGCACTGATGAAAAAGGTGCATTTGTTATTGCGCCTGATATCAAGGATTTCAATGACAGGCAAGTAATAAAACGCCTTATCAATGCTGAAATAGCAGAACGCGCTACCAGAGTTATAGGTGAATCGGCAGCGGCTGAACGCGAGTTGGTTGCTAAAGTCAATGTTAATGACGGTGTAATGACCGACGAAATGCAGACTGAAGCTGCGCGAATAGCGACAAATCTAAGGAACGCAGAACAGTTCGCAGCGGCTGATAAGTTTGAGTTAGAGATAGCGTCATCATCTGCCGCATCAAGCATATTCAAGGGCATAGAGTTTTCTAGTGCTGAAAAGCAACGGGCTGCGCTTAGTGAAGCGTACAAAGGCAGAGGTACAGCCCAAGGTGCAAGAACCTACGAATTACTACAAGAACGCATCGGGGAACGAGACAAGTTAATAAAAAATGATTTTGTGGGGTACTACCAAAGAAAAAATCCAGGCAAGGAAACTACGCCTAATGAACTCATACAGATGCAAATCAAAATGGGTATACCTCCGTTAGACGCGCGTGTGGCAAGTAACGCTGAATTAAATGCGTTTAAGGCTGCGTATGACGCGGAAGAATCTTACGATGGCAAGGCCAAGATTATGGACGAGTTCCTTAATAGCTATGGCGAAAACCAAAACAGAGTAATGCGCCACTTAACGACCACGGGGCAAATTAGCCTCGCGCAAAATGTGGCGGCTAGTGACCCTACAAACGTAAACATGAAGGCTGTTCTTGCTGGCAACACAGCGGAAGGCAAGAAAGAGTTTCAAGATAAAGTTGCAAAAAGCGATATAGACGACATAAAGGCTGAAACCGCCACTATGATGAAGGAGTATTCTTCTAGCATCATCGGAGGTATTACTGACGATGTTCTTGGCGGGGGTATGAGTCAAGGCAGGGCGAGTCATGTATTAGAAATGCGAGACATTGTATCTAACACAGCGGCGTACATTAAAGCTGTAAGCCCAGATATTACTTCAAGGAAGGCTGTGGAAATTGCTTATAATACAGTTGTTGGCAACAAGTTTGTATTCACCGAAATAAACAAATCTTCACTAAGAATTGACCGGACTTATGAGGGCTTAAAAGCCCCTATAACCGCCGTTCTTTCAGCAAGTTTTAAGGACGACAGAGAACACTTAGCAGCCAGCATAGAATATCCACCTACACCAGAAGGCAGGGATGATGCAATATTTAGAGAGGAATATATTACCGACCTCATAAGGGAAGGTACATGGCGCACATCTACTGATAATAAAAGTGTGTATTTGGTTGACCAGACCGGAAACGTAGTTAGAAAGCGTAGCGGAACCGGCGCACCTGTTGCCCCGTCTGGTGGTGCTATGGATGCGTTTATTACGGTTCCAATGACGGCTGTTGCATCTATGGCTAGAACTTATCAAGAAATGAGTGTGTCGGGGCCAGCTTATGTTGGTAATGTTGCAAACAGAAAGCGCAAGTTGCTGAGTTCTAGAAAGCTGTTCTAATGGTTGATGTTTATATCCCAGAACAACAAGAAGACGAGAACCTAAGAAACCAGTATTTTGATTACATGAAAACTGGAACATTAGATGTTCTAGGGGCTACGCTTGACGAAACTTTGTACTACAACCCTGTCAATGCGTTAGGGCGACTAGCGGAACAAAAGCTAGGTTCTGGGCGTGAAGGCAGAACACTAACAAAAGATGAGTGGGCGGCAAGCGACTATTATCGTGACGGCATTCAGGTTGGTGACGAAGGGATTAAAGAAGGTTTAGCAACATTACTGGCTGACCGATATGATGAACGCGCTGAGTTCAAGACCACATTATCGCGTTCTCGCGGTGGGCTAGGATTAGGCGCGGCACAGTTTGGCGTGGCTATTGCCGGTAGTTTTCTAGACCCGTTGAATGTAGCGTCTGCTTTTATTCCATCTGTGGCTACGGCGAGGCTGGCAACCAGCGCCTCAAGGATGGGTCGTAACGGCAACAGATTTACCACTGGCATGATGGATGGTGCTATCGGTGCAGCGGCTATTGAACCTATTGTTATTGGCGCGGCGATAGCTGAACAGGACGCAGATTACGGTTTGATGGATAGCTTTCTGAATGTAGCTGTAGGTTCTGCGCTTGGGGGTGGGTTACATTGGGGTGCTGGTAAAATATCAGACCGCATTAACAAAATGCCGTCATCAACCCGTGACCAGACTCAGCGAATATCTATCAAGCAAGCGGTGTCTGACGAAGAAATAAACGTAACAAGCATAACAGACAATGTAGAAAAAACTAATGTCGCCAAGATGGAAGAACAGGCTGGCAAAAAGATTGTCTATGACGCTGAAGGCAACCCAAAGGCTGTAGATATTGTAGATATAGACAAAGACGGAACAATCACAATACGAGATGTTGACGGAACTGAAAAAGTTTTGGACACAAGCGACACATTCTCTAAGTCTCCATACGATGAGGACTATGAAGTAACTGTACTTGATGGTGAGGACGCTGTGTCTAGCTTGCCGACCGAAAACCTTGATGATGTAATTGACTTGTTTGACTCGCAAATCTTAGCAGCACAGGATTCGGGTGACGCGCCGTTAGTTGCAAAGTTGAAAAAAGACAAAAAAGCTGTGGAAATTGAAAAGCGGCGCAGGGCTGGTGAAACAATAGAACGCCCAGCCGAACCTGACATATCTGATGCAGCGGCAAAAGAAATAGCCAAATTAAAAGCTGACATACAAAAAATACAACAAGATGTTTTAGCCCGTCAAAAGAAAGAAGGGCTAGACAAACCTAAGTACACAGCGAAACAGCTATCAGAACTACAGTCAAAGCAAGAGAAAATTGCTACGCTTCAATCTCAGCAACAACAAGCATCTGGATTAGTAGAGACAGAACAAGGCGTTCTGAACCCGCAACAAAAAGAAAACGCTGCTGATAATGCCTCTATGGATGGTGACGGTTTAGGGCGTTTAGCGGAACACAAAGATGCTGTCAAAGAGATGGAAGCTGATAAGCCTGTTATGGAGGAAATTGACCCAGCAGAAATTGAGGCAGAAAACGAATTGTTAGCTGAAGACCTAAACACGCCTGAGACACAAGCTATACTGCCTAATGATATAAAGCAGTCTATCGCGGCTACAGAAGAACTAGACGCAAAAGCAGAAGCGTATGAGAACCTAAGTCGCAAAGGCGCGGCTTGCCTAATACGGAGTCCAAGAACATGAGTTGCGTAGATGAGGTAATGGCAGCAGCCCGTGAGGCGGGAATCAATCTGCTTCCAGATGAGGCTGATGAAATAATCGAGGTTCTAAATGAACGCTTATCCAAGCGTGTTGAGAATGCCGCTGAAGGCGAAGAACTAGAGATATTTGGTTTAGCCAAAGAAATTGCGAAACAAGCCAGAATCAACGCGGTGATGCAAAAGCGTAATAGACTGCTAAACGCGAAGGCTTATGCTGACACAATGCGTTTTGTGAAAGCCTCTGATGACCCCGCCGCCGCCTTATCAGCTATTATGGTTGGTAGCTATAAGTTTATGAAGGGTGGTCAGAACAGCATTGATGCCCGTCAACAAGCTATTATGACAAAGTATGCTGGCGAATTGGTTGCAGCACTCCGCAGGGAGAAGCTAGATGTTCTGTTCAAAAGCGGAGAGTTAGATGAAAAAATATACGAAGCTATGTTTGACCCTGACACATTCAACACCAGCCAAGCCGGTGGCCCAGAAGCTAAACGTATAGCTGAGATAATTCAAATAACACAGAAACGTCTTCTAAAGCGCAAGAACAGACTAGGCGCTATGGTAGGAGAGTTGAAGAATTATGTCGTCCGTCAGACACACGACCCTATCTTGTTAAGAGACGGGGCAAAGACTGACGAACAGTTTAGGCAAGCTAGGGCAAAGTGGGTTGCCTATATGATGCAAGATGGCGTTTTGGATGCAAAGACATTTCAGAATAAACCTCCAACCAAGGATGGACAGCCGTATTCAAACGAAGATTTCTTGGGTGACATATGGGATAATCTTGTTAGTGGAAATCACCAAAAAGTTAATGCGCTGAGAGGCGACGACGGTAAGGTTGATAGCTTGGAGTCTTTTACTGGCCCAGCTAACTTGGCGAAGAAACTAAGCCAAAGCCGTGTGATACACTTCAAAAGCGGAAAGGCAGCGCACGAATACGCTAAAACCTATAGCCGCCAGAGTTTAGCGGAATCTGTCATAAACGGCGTAACGCATGATGCCCAAGCAATCGGCATAATGGAAGTCTTCGGAACAAACCCAGAGGCCATGTTTAAGCGCATTATAAATGATTTGGAAAAAGACCCAAGCATGGCTGGCGTTGACAAAGTTCGGCGTAGAAAAGGCAGATTAGAAAATCAATTCAAGGAGATAGATGGTTCTACCCGTGCGAGGGGTGCTGGGCTTCCTGTAGCATTTGGTGCAGATTTTGCGGGCATCGCGGCTGGATGGCGCATGTTGCAAAACATGGCAAAGCTAGGCATGGCAACAATATCATCATTTTCAGACATTGCTACCAAGGCGCACTTTATAAACACTCGAACTGAACGTGGCATATTCGGTTCATATGCGGAAGCCTTCAGTGACATATTCAGAGGCTACAATAGCGATGAACAGAAAGAACTAGCGTATCTTTTAAGTGTAGGTGTTGAGAGTTTCTTGGGAGATGTCCACGCTAGATTTGGCGCAAATGACAGTGGCCCTGGCGCAATAGCCAAAGCACACCAGATGTTCTTTAGAATTAACGGAATGAACTGGTGGAATAACGCACAAAAGGTTGGCTTGGCGCGGATGATGTCTGCGGATTTAGCTAGGTATGCTGGAAAATCATTTAATGAGATTGGCGACAGGACAAGGCTTAACTTAGAACGCTATGGCATAACAGAAGCCGACTGGAATGTTATGCGTAGTATGGACATGAAAGCTGTAGATGGACGCGATTACATTACGCCATCTGGCATTGAGACAGTAGCTGACTCTGTGGTGGAGGCTGCGGCACTAGCAAAAATAAACGCAACCCGCCAACGCCCATTAAGAAAAGCTACGGCAACCATGATACAGAAATATCGTGATGACTTGTCTACAAAAATATCAACCTATCTTACAGACTCGGCAGACACCGCGATACCTACGCCTGGTGCAAAAGAACGCGCTTTTATGAACCAAGGCACAGCGCGTGGCACAATCGCTGGTGAGGCGTTACGCGCTATAGGCCAGTTAAAAGGTTTTCCAATCACTATGGTTATGAAGGGAATGTCTGGTCAATACCAAGTGTCTAAGCAACTCGGTGGTGGCACTAAGAGTGGTATATACGGTCTTGCACAGATGATGGTTGGAACGACAATGATGGGGTATTTGTCGTTGACCTTGAAAGACATACTGAAGGGTAAAGAACCATTAGAGGCGTTTAGTGTTGAAGAAGGTCTTAACGTAGAAGTCCTAACAAAAGCGTTTGTTCAAGGCGGTGGCGCTGGGATTTACGGAGACTTTTTGTTCGGCGAGTATAATAAGTATGGGCAAACTCTGACACAGAACCTTCTTGGCCCTACATTTGGAAGTATTGATGATATAGCAAGAATATATGGGAACGTTTTGGAAGCTGTCGAAACAGGTGACACTGACCCACTTGTAAAAAATGCAACACGATTTGCTGTCAGCAATACACCTGGCTTAAATCTTTTCTACACAAAAACAGCACTAGATTACCTGTTCATATACGGGCTAATGGAAAAGACAAACCCAGGCTATTTACGCAGAATGGAACGGCGCATGGAAAGCGACATGGAACAGGAGTTTTATTTCCCACCAAGTCAGTACGCACAGAAATTCTAACAACCTTTCGCAACAGGTAAAAATGCTGTATATATATGCTAGGAGTTAAATATGACAGTTAGCAGTACCACAACTAAAAATAGCTACGCGGGTGATAGCAGCACCGTTGCGTTTTCGTACACGTTCAAGATATTTGACGAGGACGATATCGCTGTAATTCTGCGCGACAACGCTACAGCTACTGAGACTGTCCAGACAATCACGACAAACTACACTGTATCTGGTGTAGGCAATGCTGGTGGTGGAACGGTTACATTCGTCACAGCCCCAGCTACAGGCAAAACAGTTTTGTTGCGGCGTGAGTCAGCACAGACACAGACGACAGATTACACACCGAATGACCCGTTCCCAGCCGAAGCACATGAAGATGCGCTTGATAAGCTGACGTTCTTGGTACAGGAAGTCCAGGAAGAACTAGACCGTTCAATCAAACTGTCGCGTACGAATACTATGGCCTCGACAGAATTTGCTGTGGGTGCGGCTGACCGTGCAAACAAAATTCTAGCATTTGACACGAATGGCGAACTTGCGGTTACTCAAGAGATTGGTGTGTCTAAGGGCGTTTGGGCATCTGGCACAGCATATACTGCGCGTGACATTGTTACCGATACCAGCAATTACAATGTGTATATTGCTAACACAGCGCACACATCAAGCGGCAGCACACCGATTAGCAGTAACGCGGACGCTGCTAAATGGGATTTGTTGATTGATACTACCGCCGCACTTGGCGGTGCATCTACAGCCCAGATTGAATCTTTAGCAGGTGAGTTCGCAATAATCTTAGGATAGTAAAATGGCTAATACCTTTAAACTAAAAACTAATGGGGCTATGCCAGCCAGTGCTGGTACGCCTGACACGCTTTATACAGTTCCGGCTGCGACTACGGCAGTTATTATTGGGCTGACACTGGCAAACATCCACACAACCTCAGTTACAGCCACAGTGCAGATTGTGTCTACAACGGTTGACACTGAGACTAACGAGACAGTCAGCGTTATCAAAGACGTTCCTATCTTAGTTGGTTCATCACTAGAGTTAATGTCTGGCAATAAGTACATCTTGCAAACTGGTGACGTTATCAAGATTGATTGCAGCGTGTCTGCCAAGATTGACGCAACATTGAGTGTTACGGAGATAACCTGATGCGGTACATTGGTGCTGACGCGAACTTTAGTAACAACGCCGTTTACACTTACACGGCTGTTGGCGGCGAGACTAGCATTTCTGGCGTTGATAACGCTGGCAATCCGCTGTTGTTTACGTCAGGTTCAAATGTCACGGTACATCTTAACGGCACATTGTTAGCGGCTGGCACTGACTACAACACAAACACAGCCAATACCATTGATGGCCTCACTGCATTGTCAGCTAGTGACAGTGTAGTTGTTACTGTCTACCGCCTATATAACGGTGCTGATGCAATGCCGTTGATTGGCGGTACGTTTAATGGTGCTGTTGTTGGGTCTACTGACACTAGGTCTATTCCGGCTGCTGGTGCTGCTACTGGCAACATTACGCTGGACTTTGCCACACATCAGAATTTTATCCTGACACTGACAGATGATGTGACGCTGGTTAATCCTACCACTGAGACTATTGGTCAGTCTGGGTTCATCATCTTTATTCAAGACAGCACAGGCGGCTACACTGTGTCGCTTGGCACAGACTATGAGACTGCCGGTGCTGCTGGTTTAACCATATCTAGCACGGCTGATGCTTATGATGTTGTGCCTTATATTGTAAAGGCAAGCGGTTCTATTCTACTTGGTGCGCCTCAACTGGCGTTTGGCTAGGGGGTCTTATGTCTACACCAATAGGTTCTTCGCAGTGGATGTACGCAACTGG